TAAATCATTGCGTGTTTTTTGGTCAGGACTAACTTTAGGTTTACCACCAGCCCGCATTAACCGTAATGCTTCTTTTGGATCAAGCATAGATTCTGCTAATTTAGTTCTAAGTTGTTCGTTTACATCGCCATAAACAAACCTACCAAGTCTATTACTTGCAGATATTGGTAATCCAACTTCGCTCATAAGGTTGCTATACGCTAGTTTTTGTACTGTGTCAGAACCAACGCCTTTGCCTTCAGTAGCAGCAAATTTACCTCTAGCTAAATCTTTTTCAATAGCTTCTAATCGTGCAATTTGGCGATCAGAAACTACGCCTGATTGTTTTAAATCCTTTAAACCTTTTGAAAACTGGCTAATGTATATTTTTTCTGTTTCAGGTGAAATAGACTTATCTGCTAATTTTGCAATGCTTTCAAGCTGGTCAATAGGTTTAGATAGACGCTCAAAACTTTGTCTAGCTTGTTTGTATGTTGGACTTATCTTTTCCATAAAGCCTAACAAACTTGTTTTTGCATTCATTAAACCGTCTAATTCGTCACCTGTAGAACTTTTAATCTTATCTCTTTCATATCGAGCTTTAACTTCGCCAATTTTTTTATCTAATGCTATTTTAGTTCTGTGTAATCCAAGCATTGATCCAGCGGGGTCAGCAATATCCATACCCCTATTAGCTGATGTTTCTTTGGCTACTTGCATAGCATCTTGAATGGCTGGGCGTTTTGTTAAATTAACAATTTCTTTAGTTGTTGCATCGTCTAATTTGCCTAAATTTAATGGTTTTAAAGCATCTTTATACAAATCGTCAGCAACTTCTTCTCTAAAGTTAGCATACTTAGAAATTCTTGATGCAGGTGCAATATTACGCAATGCCGCTGCTTGTGCTTGAGCGTTTTGTGCTTGTCTTTGAGCCATCAAATTGCCAGCAGTTTGGTCTGTAGCCATAAGAGTACGCTCTAAAGCGGCTAAACTTGGAACTCCAGCTACTTGTGCAGTAGTAGGTTGTGATCCAGCTACTAATTGTTGCGGATTGCGTAAATTACGCATAGCCTTGGCTTCTTCGCCACCTGACATTTGACGCAAGAATCGACCCATTATTTTTTCTTGGCCTGACTCTAGGAATGGTTCAACAATTGCTTTTCCTGCCCTAACACCTTTGTCAACTAATTGACCGATAACAGGAGCAACAGCACCAACAGGCGCACCAATTAACGCACCAGTACGAGCGTTTCTGCCCATTTCTTCGTACATTGGCATACCAGTTTGACCAGTTTCTACAGGTTGCAAAGCACCCGATACTACTCCAGTACCGCTTCCAATAACTGCGCCTGAAGCATAAGGATTTTTTGCAAAACTAGGAATCATGCCTATTGCTCTGCTCATACCGACTGCTGGCAATACGACTCCACCTACACGCCCTGTACCGTAAGATGCTGGGTTTGCTTCTGAATATACTTCAGCTTCTTCGGCTAGACGCTTTACCGCATCACTAACGCCCCTACGCCCACCTGTAACCATCTGCGCCCCACCTAATAGGGGGTCAATAGCAGATTTAGTTACACCTGCCGCAAACGACTCTAAAGGTCTTGGGGTTTCTTGAATGTTTCGTTGACCACGATTAATTGGTCTACCAGTAGCCGCACCACCAGCAGTTTCACCAAAAGACATTGGCGATGCTGTAGTTGCCATTTGTTCTGCAATTATGGCTTGCGCTTGGTCAGGCGTAGTTCCTTCTGCTACCTCAAACCTAGCAATACGACCATCAGGCATTTCAAATCGTGCTATAGGCATTATTCAAATCCTAAAAATTTTGGAGCAGTTACAGCAGGAGCATTAACTTTAGGAATATTTAATTGTTCTCTTGCCGTAGGTGTTGCTGGGGGTGGTGGTGCTGATACTCTAGCTGGAACTGCACGACCAGCGGCAATGTAAGCACCTTCAAGCAATGATTCTAAGCGTTGTTTTTTAGCTTGTACTGTTTGTGGTTTATCACCTAATACTGGGAAATAGGTTTCACGCATAGCGTTTAACTGTTCCCTTGTATATGCCGCACCTGTACGCAATGTCAAAGCCGCATCCAACACATCAAGTTGAGAATCCTCAACAATCTGACGCTGTGCTGGTTTCATGTTGCGTGACAGCAAATTAGGCCCAGTAATGGCTTCTACTACGCTTGCTGGTACATTTGGCTTAACCGCAGTAGGATCAATGCCAAGAGCAGTTTGCATCTGCAATAAGTTTCTGTCCAAAATGTTAGACATAAACCCTGCTTTTCTTTCTTCGCCCGATGGCATATTGATGCTAGTTGCACCCGCCTTTTTTATCATTGTTTGGTAATCTACAAAACTACCTTTAAATGGGTTTAGAGGGTCTTTTGATGCTAATAAATAGTCTTTATAGTCGGAACTAGTTTTATCAGCACCACTAGCTACTATTTTGTGAGTTCCATCAGGTTGAACCTGAACCCGAACTCCACCCTCAGACAATGTATAACTTTCAGGGTCAGCAAATAATTTGTTAAAAGCTAAATTTTGCAATCTTGGTGATGCTTTTGGATTAGCGTACAAGTTTGCTAATGCGGCTTTTGGATTAGCTGGTGTTGCTGGCGTTCCTGCATCAATTAATTCGTAACCAGCAGGTGCAGGTTGTGCAGGTTTAGGTTGTAATTGTTGAAAATAATCAGTCAAGGCAGACGATTCATCTGCTCGTAACCGTTTAGCTAAATCTAACTGGGCTTGCTCTGCTCTTTCAATACCTCTTTGACCCATGTAAACATTAGCTAACTGTGCTAAATTTTGTGTCAAAGATGGGGCTACATAACGCCCGCCAACCATCTGACTTTGAGGTTGTTGCATCCCTTGTTGCATGAGCATTTCAGCCATCTTTTGCTGGCGCAGTATCTTTTGCTGTTCCAGCATTTGATCGGGGGTTAATGTTCCAATGTCAGCCATAATTATTCCTAGAATTGATTATCCACACCATAACCAAATGAAGTTTCTAAATCATATCTAGGTCTTTTTAATCTTGTATCAAAAGGCATAGCATTTGAATTAGAAACATTGCTTGTTATATCAGCATCAAAATTTGCTTGAGTTGGCGTTTGACCTTGACCAAATCCACCGTATACATTTTCTGCACCATACTCCATGATTGCGGGTATAGACTTGGCATAAGTCCCCATCTTGCTACCCAAACTTTGTGGGTCTTTATTACGCAACATCATTGCCATAGCCATTGGGTTCATACCGCCGCCTTGGCTTTGCCCTGCTTGGTTTGCTAACTGGTTCTGCTGGGCTAGTGCCGCTTGTTGGTTAGCTTGCTGTTGTCCAATATTTTGAAATACAGGCTGCAAGCCACTTACATCTTGCATGGGTTGAGGCATCAAGATATAGGGATTCATAATTGTCCGTAATCTACGGCTTTGTAGCCGTTATCAAGGGTTGTTACAGCATTTGGATACATAACCTCAACTTCTTGTGCCATCACGCCTGTGTGCGTTCCATGACCTGCTAGTGGGTGATCCTTAAATTCAGACTTGTACTCGTATGTGTATACGGGTAAACCATTAGGTAGCCAGCCAATTGCTTTAATATTTTCTTTAGTGCGAATATCAGACATTAGTGCCGCACCACCTAGACTAAATAAACCTTGGGTCATTGCGTTATTAGCGGCATTTTGAGCGTTTGCCGCACCCATTTGTGCGTTATAACCCATCTGTGTAGCACCCAAAATATCAGCACCAGCGGTATTAGCTTGTTGTGCGGGGTTTACAAAAGATGGCCCTTGTACTTGTGCGCCTGTACGAACCGCAGATAAGGTGTTCAATGGCTCGTTTCTGAGGTACGCTTGTTCTTGTAAGGCAGATTGGCGGGCTTGTTGACCAACGCCAAAACCTTGTGTCGTGGCGGCAGCTAATAGGTCGTTTTCACGCTGGGATTGAGCCATCATTGCTCGTTTATAGGCTTCTGAACCAACAGGAATACCCTGATTGGCTAGTTTTACATCTAATGCCTCACGACCCTGCTCAATTTGGGGTTGAAGGCGTTGCATATAAGCATCTTGGTACGATTGGCTAGGATTAAACCCTGTAGTCGGTAATGCGCTTGTATCAAAAGGGTTTTCCAGCATGGTGCTAACATAACCCAAACCTTTTTGGGTTAAATCACCAAGACCTAAACTGGTTTGATTTTGATAATCTAAAAGTTGTTGTTGTGCAGGGGCAAGGGATTGTGTAGCACTCCACATAGGATTGCCATAAGGGTCTTGACCTGATTGTTCATATACAAGCGAACCATAAGGCGTGTATTGATTTACACGATTAGCCGCAATATTAGCCCGTGCAGCTTCTAAATTGCCCGCTGCTGTTTCCCTAGCCGCACCCGTGTAATCAGGTGGTGGTGGCGCACTTGCCGACTTTCCCATATCTTTCTCCTAAAAACTTACATTTGTCTTTTGACATTACAAAAAACAACAAATCTCCAGTAGGAAAAACATCAAGTAATCGTGCTTGTTCCTCAAACCCCAATTTCTTGACAAACTCTATTGACTTGTCGTTACTACTAACCACGGGGCAAACAATTTTATCTACCCCCAATTGTACAAAAGGATAATCAAAAATGGTAGATAAGTATTGCCTATTTAACCCTTTTTCTAGGTAAATATGGCAAGTTACCGATTTTTTATTAAAGTCCTCGTACCAAACTACTGCTTCTATTTCATCTGTTACCCAGCCAATTGTGCTTGAATTTTCAGGTGTCCATACCATGTCTAACTTTTGGGCGATAAATGGCCCTAACAAGTCTTTATCAAAACATAGCACCTATAAGACTCCACCTTTTTCCATTACATAATCGGTTGATGCCCAATGAAACTCAATACCTTGTGATGCCACATTAATATTGACCGATCCTGAAAAACCTGTTCCTGTGACACCTTGCCATAATTTTGTAGTTTGTAAAGCACCACCCCAGTTAGCAGCATCCCAATTAGCATTATCCCAAGTACCCGTATTATTAATGGAAGGGTTAAATGCTATTTGGCTAGTTAAAGGTACTGTATCAAAATCCGTGCTAATACCGCATAAAACTGTAGGTAAGCCGTTAGTTGTCTGTAGGATAGGGCGTACTAAGGTAAAGCGTTTTAATTGCCCACGGGTGTCAAAATAGCTGTACGCTTGTTGTGCAGTTGCAATAATATTTGCCCCTGCATCAGAAGTTTCAGTATAAAACTGCGCTACAAATCCATTGCCACCAAAGAAAATCTTATTGTCGGCTGCAACTTCCCAGCAAATAGCGTTTACTCCAGTAAATCTAGCCCATGACTTTGTAATCGTGTGCATTACATACTGCTCATACCCTATACCATTAGGAATGTTCAATATCAGCATATTTTCACTAGCAAAATAGTTAATCTGCCAACCAAATTCAGCATAAAACTCAGTAGCCGCTTGGCTTACAGCGTAAAAAATCTTGTCGGTTAGGTTAATTCGTGGGTCTAAGCGTGAAGATTGAAGTGCGCCTGACATGGGTACTAGACCGTCTTGGGTCAATAGGAGTAGATCACCGCCAAACTTAAAGAAGCATCTACGGCTAAAGGTTTGACCTAATTGCCATACACCGACCTCACTCCAAGCATTAGCATCACTAGGGTTTGTACCCTTATAGACAATGACCTCGCCCATACTGGTAACGAAAGCGGATAAGTCATCTACCCCGTAACCTGCGTCTAATGTCCATGTACCCATTGCTTGCAAGAAGCCACCTGAACGGGCAATAGCCCCTAAGGGAAAGTCTAATGCCGCACCACCAATAGACTCTACTGGTAGATACCAAAAGGTCATAGTGTTTTTT